ACGAGGAAGCAAGAGCGATCTTGCGCTTGCCGGTCGAAGCCGAGCCGGACGCGCTGGCGGATCTGATGACTCCGCCTTCGGCTGGGGCGTCACCTGCGCAACAGCAGGCAGCGACGGTTGTGTCACTAAGGCCATCGGTCTAGGAGGCGAGAATGGCAGACGAAAACGTGATCCGTCGCGAGTTCCAGGCCGAGTTGACGCCGGTCGGAGATGGACGGACGCTGTACTTGCGAATCGTTCCTTACAACAAGGTGGAGCGCGTCTCTGACGGCGGCCCCGCCTACGACGAGGAATGGGCACCAGGGGTCTTTCGCAACAAGGCGAACAAGCAGATCGACAAGGTTCTCGTGAACGTCGAGCACGAGCGGGGTTTCGCGGCGCAGGTTGCCAGGGCCGTGGGCTTCACTGACACCAAGGACGGCTTCGACGGCGAGTTCCGCATGCTCAACGACCAGGCGTCCGACAAGGCGCTCGAGCTCGTCAACGAGGGGATCTTCACCGGCGTGTCCGTGGAAGCCGAGCCGCTCGAGCACAAGATGGTGAACGGGGTTCTGCGAAGGACCGCTGCGAAGCTCAAGGGTGTGGCTCTGTGCCGCAACCCGGCATTCCCCGACGCTCGGGTTCTGGCTGTTCGTGAGGCTCCCGACGTCATTGCGGAGCCCGAGCCCGACCCCACTCCTGAACCAGAACCACAACCTGATCCTGAGCCTGACTCGGACCGTGCAACCGCTGTTCTCGCCCGCATCGGCTACGAGGAGCTCGTCCTTCGCGCAATCGTCGACCGCCCCTGGGACGGTTCGGCAGCACGGTTCGAAGACGACGAATACGAACGGGCCTGCCTCGTCTGCCGCTCAGGTGACGAGCCGCCTAAGACACGTTGCTCGCTGCCGGTTCTCGAGCCGAATGGCGATCTCAACATCAACGGCATGCACGCCGCCGCTTCTCGGCTGAGCCAGACTGGCCTCAGCATGGAAGAGAAGGCACAGGCGGCACGGAAGCTGGTGCGCTACTACCGCAGGGCGAAGGAAACACCTCCGCCCTCGTTGGTGGCTCTTGCCAGCAGGTAACCTCTTTCCCGATAGGCGCACCCCGTCGCGTGAGCACCCCGCATAGCTAGCGGCACCCTCGCATTCAGGACGGCACCCGCCGGGACATAGCAATCCCGACGAAAGGTGTACCCAAGATGTCCGGAGTCACCCGGATGCGCGTAGAGCGACTCGGAGACGAGCTCGCACGAACGCGCCAGAAGCTCGACGACCTCCTGGCTCTCGCCGAGGAAGAGCAGCGCAAGCTGAACGACTTCGAGAGCGAGCAGGCGGCGAAGTACCGCACGCAGATCAAGGACTACGAGGACGAGATCGACCTCCTCGCATCCGACATCGAGCGTGAGAACGGCGCCCTCGACGTCTCGGCCCTCCTTCGCGAGGACACCGAGCCGACGAAGCGCTACGCAACCCCCCGCTCGGACGGTCCGGTCGTGTACCGCGACTACACCGAGTACATCCGCGACTGGGCTGTGATGAACATCCCCGAGGTCGCACGTCAGGTGTCCGGCCCATCCGGAGACACCACGGTCGTTCGCGCAGAGGCGCAGGAGCGGCTCGAGCGCACGCTGCAGAACACCACCTCAACGGCTGTCGCGGGTCTGATCGTCCCGACCCACATGACGCAGATCATGGACGTCATCTCGACGTCGCGGCCTGTCGTCGAGTCGGCGGCGGACATCCCCCTCGATCGCGGTTCGCTCACGTACCCGAAGGTGGACACCCGCCCGACGGTCGTCGAGCAGACCTCAGAGAAGACGGAAGCAGGCACGGTCGCTCCCGCCATCTCGCAGCAGACCCTCGCAGCCAAGACGTACCTGGGTGCGGGCAACATCTCCTGGCAGGCCGCCAACTGGAGCAACCCGGACACCATCTCCGTGTGGTTCCGGCTCGCTGCAGAGGCATACGCCCGCCAGACCGAGAACCGCGCCTGCGACGTCCTCGAGGATGCGGCAATCGGCACCGTCGGCACGACCTCCGGTCGTCTCGGCACGGTCGGCACGGAGTCGTTCGGCGCATGGCGCACAGCGGTTGCAGCCGGCATCGGCAACGTCATCGCCAACAGCGGTGGCCGCGTCGTTCCGGACACGCTGTACGTCAGCTACGGGCGCTTCGTCCAGCTCGCAACGCTGGGCACGGATCAGGTGCTCCAGATGAGCCCCGTCGGAAGCGCGGACTTCAGTTCGCTCTCCGGCACGTTCATGGGCCTCAAGGTGGTCGGTAGCTACGGCTTCGACCAGGACGTGGCAATCGTCGGACTGAGCAGGCATCTGTTCGCCGGCGAAAACCCAGGTTCCCCGGTGGAGATGCGAGTCATCGAGCCTCGCATCGGCGGTTACGAGATCGGAGTCATCGGCGCATTCAACGCCGCCGTCTTCGATGTCAACTCGTTCGCCCACCTGGGCACGCACCTCTAGGCTCAAGACCTGTGGGCGGGGAAGCCCTTCCCCAAGGCGCCGCACCCCGCCCACAGATATTCCCACGGGAGGTTCGAATGAGTCACGGAATCCGCATCGCGATCAGCGGCACGGCGCAGGTGTACTGCGTGCATGATCGCCAGAAGCGCGTCGTCCAGACGCCGGATGACTGCATGCGCATCGCTCGAGACGCCGGTATGACTCTGATGGCTCACCCCAAGTTTCAGACGTGCGGCTGCTGCGAGAACGTGTTCGCATCGTTCGACGACGCGCCGCAGTACTGCCACCAATGCAGCGGAGTGAATGTCCACAGGCTCGGAGGCCCCCTCAACGAGCCCGTAGAAGGAGTGCTCTAGATGGCCAAGACGTATCTGTGTGACAACGCGGCCTGCTCGCTCGGCACCGTCGGCAACCCAGGCCGATTCAGCGGTGGCATCACGAAGGAGCAGGTGAACCTCCTGACGGGCAAGCCGGTAGACGCCCTCAAGTCAGGCGAGGACTTCGGTCCGGGCTTCTGCCCGAACTGTGGTCAGAAGGGAGCTGAGGAGTAAATGGCCCAGATGTGCCCCGACGAGGGTCTGGATCTCTGGCTCGGCCAGTTCCCTCTGTCCACCACGAAGTACACGTCGCCGCTGAACCTGTGCCTGTTCACCAGCCAGACGGCCTCGACGGTCATCACGCATGCGCAGAACCTCTCCAACATCACGGAGACGACGTACACCTCGTACGCGAGGCAGTCGCTCGCCGCGGCGACGTGGGGAGCTCTCGCAGAGCGCCCGACGAACCTGGGTCGGCAGACGACCTACCCGCAGGTCACGTTCCCGACAGTCGGAGCATCCGGTGCGACCATCAACGGGTTCCACATCACGAACAACGGCAACACGGTGCTGTTCCCCGGTCAGGCCAACTTCGACGACGTGACGGCGGTTCCGCTGCTCACGAATGACGTTATTAAGGTGACTCCCACAATCGCCCTTTTGCACTAGAGCATAGCTACATTCTTTCGAATGGCTTTGCTACAATCGGAGGTATGGAGACATACCAAGATCCAACTGGGCAGTGGTGGGTGCAGTACCCGACGGGTCCACGTCGAAGAGCAGAAGAACGGAAGTGCGAAGGATGTGGCAAGGACTTTGTCGTGAGCGTCAAGGCTCGAACGAGGTTCTGCGGTCGCTCGTGCGGGATGCGCTACGCCGGTTCATTCGCTGGCAGGCATCGCGCAGAAAAGCACTACGCCTGGAAAGGTGGGCGGGTCAAGTGGGGCAAGGAGGGCTATAGCGCGATTCGGGTGACGTTGCCTGATGGTTCGCGTGGCTACGTCCTTGAGCACCGCCACGTCATGGCGCAACACCTCGGACGTGAACTCTTCGACTACGAAACCGTTCATCACAAGAACGGCGATGTCTCGGACAATCGCCTCGAGAACCTTGAGTTACACGTTGGTAGACACGGAAGGGGAGCCACACATGCCCACTGTCCAACCTGCACCTGCTTCGCCCATTAGGCCATGAGGGCACTGCTGGTCGTCCTGGTTGCCGCGCTTCTGCTGGCTGCTCCGGGTGCCGCTCGAGGTGGTCCTACACCCCCGCTCGTGCATGTGTACGTCGTAGTGCCGACGAGTTACTCGAGCACGGTCACGCCGGCGCAGGCCGTGGACTTCGTGCATGCCGCGCTCGGCTCTCCTGCAGACGCGCCCTGCATCAACAGTCACTCCTGCTCGGTCAACGCCTGGTTCCGGCACGAGCTCGGTGAGGTGTTCGACTACGACGTGACGGTGTTCCCCGTGCCCTGGGGTGTCTTCGACTCGACGGATGCCTGCGGTTCAACTGACGGTGGCGGCTGGTACTGGCAGGTGGCATGGAGCCTTCAGGGCGCAGGCGTCGATCTCTCGACTCGCTCCCGTGCAGCGGTTGTCCTCATGGGCGGCGGCGGTTGGGCAGGGCACTTTTCGCCTGCGAACCACGTGGACGCGCACATGGGGATGGCGGGTGACTGGGGCACCATGCGCATGTTCGACTCGATGAACGCCTGTGCTACGAACTACTTCTCGACGCTTCCCGCCAACGACGCCGCTTGCGGCTTCGCTCACGAGTTCGCCGGGATGATGGGCGAGTTCGTGACAGCTGGCTACAACGAGGGCGGCCTCTTCCAGGGTGACCCGATGAGCACGAACGAGAAGAAAGACCTAGTTCGGTACAGCGGGAAGTGGCTGCGGAGTCCGTAGGTGGCGTCTCCGACAGCAGATCGCAACGGCTTCCTTAGCACAACAAGCGCAGGCACTACTCACACGCTGGCTTTCTCGTCGGCCCCTAACCCAGCAGCCGGGGAATTGATAATCGCCGCGGTGCGGTTTGCGG